GATTATAGGAATAGAAGATGGTGACGATGAGGAAATGTATAAGTGCAATTATATAAATTCGCAATGGTTTGACTACACAAAAACTAGACTATTATGTCTTTCCCATTGGATGAAATTGCCTAAGGAGCCAGGAGAGAAAGCATGAGTGAATGGCAAAATATAACAACGATGCCAGAATACGGAAGGTTTCTAGTACATCACCATAATAAAGGTGTCGAGATTTGGGATATTCCTAAAAATAGAGTAGATGATCTACACTATATGAGCAGACTTCATGAGCTTGGATGGATATGTGGATGGATGCCTCTCCCGTCGTTACCAAAGAAGGAACACTATTGCTCAGAGCCAACAAGGAATCATTATACCTGTATGACAAAGGGTGACAAACTGTGGCTCTATCATCGCCATAAGACAGATTGTAATATGTTCGTAAGGTATTGTCCGTTCTGTGGGGAAGAGAATTAGTAAATGGGTGAGATAACAGACCTTATATTCACCCTGTTGGGAAAGTCTGGTAGACTGCTTAATGCCCATGGTAAGCGAGCGTGTTTCATTCTATGGTCAATATGTCTAATATACTGGACGTACCGTAACTATAGGCTTGGACTCATGGTGCAAACAGGGGGCTGCTTAGTGTCGTTATGTATGCACGCATACGGATGGTATACATGGGGAAAAAAGGGGATAAAGTGACTGAAGACTATAAATGTCCATGTTGCATGAGTGAAATGATCCTATTGGTTGGGGACTATCCTACACAGCCACAGAAATGGATATGTCCAGAGTGTGACCATGAAGAATGAATATAAACCTAAATTGTGAGAGATAGATGCAAGTTATAGATATATGGGCCCAGATATTCTTTGATGACGGCTCTGTCACAGAAGGCAAGCGCGTACAAGCTCAAGTGCTAGATGATGACGTAAACATCCAATTCGTGGCCGATAACCTGTTAAATAGCGTCAATAGAGACGAAGGGTTACTTCTTCTATGGGGAGCTGGTAACATATTTCATAAAAACGTCACTAGAACACCTAAATAATCAAAATTCAGTGTGATATTCCACATAAACCTTGTTTGGTGGATGACCTACGGTCACTATCCTGACATTCTCAGTTAAATCTACTTCCCCTACCCCAAAAATAGCCACCAAGAGCTCTAAAATAATCATATAAGCCTTTTTTTGTCTTTTTTATGTAAAGTAAATATTTTACTTGATAGGTTAAGACTTATTTAAAAAAAAGATATATGGTTTCTACACAAGAAAAAGCATTTGAACTACTTAAGAGCCAAGAATGGCGCATGTCTAATCTTTATAAGATTAAAGACAAAGAGGGTAATGTAGTTGATTTTAAACCTAATTGGGCTCAATTAGAACTTCTTAAGACTGAAAACCTTAATATAGTACTTAAAGCACGTCAATTAGGGGTAACGTCTTGGAATGCGTTGCGTTTTCTGGATTATTGTTTATTTGAACCGAATACAAATGCAGCTATCGTCGCCGATAACAAAGACATCTCACGTGAAATCTTCATAGACAAGGTCAAGTTCGCATATGACAACTTACCGCAATTCGTCAGAGACATGTGTCCAGCGTATCGCGACAACGTTCACGAAATGCGCTTTGCCAACGGTTCAGTTTTTAGAGTCGCAACCAGTTTGCGAGGTGGTACTTTACAACTATTACACATCACAGAGTTTGCTAAGGTATGTCAGGAAAATCCCACGAAAGCCAATGAGATCATTTCTGGAGCCCTCAATGCGGTCCAGGCAGGCCAATTTGTATGTATTGAATCTACTGCTAGAGGTAGAGACGGCCACTTCTACAACCTCTGTAAAGAAGCCCAGGCGATGGAAGACGCTGGAACTCCTTTAGGTACCTTAGATTGGAAACTATGGTTCTTTCCATGGTGGAAACACCCTGACTATGTTTTAGATTCAAAAAATGTATTGATAAATAAAGAGATGAAAGAATACTTTGAGGATCTAGAAAGTAAAGAAATTATTTTAACCGATGAACAGAAAGCCTGGTACGTAAAGAAGATGCTGACGCAGGGGGAGTATATGCAAAGAGAATATCCCTCAACTCCAGAAGAAGCATTTGCCACAGCTAACGAAGGTTATTATTTCGCTAAACAGATCTCTGCTGCCCGTCAGGAGCACCGAATTTGCCACTTACCTTATGACGAAAACGCAAAGACATATACATCCTGGGATATCGGAATTGGCGATTTGTGTGCCATTTGGGTTTTCCAGCTCATAGGTAAAGAGATTCATGTAATCGACTATTACGAGAATAGCGATGAAGCACTAGCGCACTACGTGAAGTGGCTTAAACAGAAACCCTACCTGTATGAGAAGCATTTTATGCCACACGATGCGGCAGCACGAGAAAAAGGATCCGGTAAGTCATATGCAGACTTAGCAAGATCGGCAGGACTTAGAGTAGATATTCTACCAAGGGATTCTAATGAAATGTTCGGTATCGAATGTCTTAGAAGCATGTTACCACGCTTCTTTTTCGATCAAAGCAAGTGTGAGAAAGGTGTTAAAGCAGTTGAAAGCTTCCGTAAAGAGTGGAATGAAAAGCTCGGTTGCTACAGGGAGAAAAGTCTTCACGACTGGGCTTCACACGCTTCAAAGTCGCTCATCTATTGTGCTGAGGCTGTTCAAAGAACGGGTTCTAGCGCTGGTATGTCGGCAGAAGAGTGGGCGCGAATGAGAAGAGAGTGGCTGTAAAAAAATTTTGCCTAAAGTGTCAAAAAAATATTTGGATTAGTTAGTTATGACCTATATGGGACTCGGTGGAAATGATAAAGTAGCTCAGTTTAGCTCCTTCTTTTACGACGCATATAGAACATGGGGAGTCTATTACGCGGCTGCTTACAGGGATTTACGTGCCTATGCTGGGGATAACTGGACCAATCTAGAGAAGTCTAAGCTTGAGAAACAGAATAGAATGGTTCTTGAGCTTAACAAGATTCGTAGAGTTGTTAATTTATATTCTGGATATGAACGAGAGAATAGAACGGCTACCGTATGTACGCCTGTCGAGGGTTCAGATGTCCAGGTATCAGATCAATTCTCAGACATTATGTACCACGTATATGACAAGGCTAATGCAGACTATATCGTATCCGAAGCCTTTGAACATGCGTTGAAGACAGGTCTTGCTATCATCGGACTTTACATGGATTACTCCAAAGATAAAGTGAATGGCGACATCAAGATGTATTGGAAGCCTTTCAACTCGCTGATGCTAGATCCATATTTTACAAAGAGAGATTTATCAGATTGTGACCAAGCGTCAACAAGAGATCTGTTGTCTAAAGAGCAAATTAAATCAATGTTGCCATGGATTGAACCGAGCGTCATTGATAATCTTCCAACTGGAATAAGAGATAACAAATACCAATATCTAGGAATATATAGGCAATACAATAGTACCTACATTGCTAAGAATCTATGTACTTACGATCAGTACTGGACTCGTATCAACAAACCTCAGAAGTTTCTTGTTGATATGGATACAGGTGTAACGGAAGAGTGGGAAGGTGACAAGGATGAAGAGAAAGAACTTCTTAGAGACCTTGAACAGATGCCACGTGTCCAGCTTATTACATCATATAAACGATCTGTCGAACTTAATATCATTGTCTCTGGAGAACTATTATATAGCGGCCCTGACCCAACCGGATTGGACGATTTTCCTTTTGTACCAGTGCTACTTTACCACGAGCCATTAATCGATTCATTTGAGCTCAAGATCCAGGGATTAGTTCGTTCTGTTCGAGATGCACAAAGACAATACAATAGAAGACACAGTCAGATTATTGATTTGATGGAATCTATTATCAACACCGGATGGATCACTAAGAATGGTGCTGTTTTAGATCCAAACATGTTGATGCAAGCTGGACAAGGTAAGCAGATTGTTGTTAATGAAGGTTACGACGTTAACGCAGACGTTAGAGAGATCTCTGCTCCTAATATCCCTCCTGGGTATTTGCAATACCAAGACATCATCGATAAAAACATCATGGAGATCCCAGGCGCTAGTGACGAGCTATTAGGGCTATCAGGTGTTGGAGATAGCCAGGTATCAGGAAAGCTTGCTGAAGTTAGAGCGTCTAACGGTCTCAAAGGAAACAGAGGGATCTTTGACAATCTTGAACAGACTAAGAAGTATCTAGGAAAGTTAGTCATCTCAGCAGTGCAGATCAATTACAGCGCTGGAAAGATCGAAAGAATCCTGGGAGAAGAGCCAGCGGAAGAGTTTCTATCAGGACAATTCCAAGAATATGATTGCGCTATCAAGCAAGCTGTTAAGACAGCTACTCAACGTGAAGCTTACTACTATCAATTATTACAGCTTGTCGCACTCGGCGCTCCAATTCCATGGGATAAAATCCTTGAAGTCGCACCTCTACAGGGTAGCACCAAATTACATGAAATCTTGGCACAGCAACAAGAACAGTCTGATGCAGCAGCGCAACAAGAACAAGAAGCGATGCAGATGCAGAAGATGCTTGATATGGCTTCCGTCAACCAATCAAATGCGCTTGCTGAAGAACGTAGAGCTAGAGTCCTTGCTGACATCGGTCTTGCCAAAGAGCGCGAATCTGAAGTGGTTCAAAACCACGCAAAAGCATTCTTGGACAACGCAAAGACAGTTGCACAGGTCGAAGATATACCTCGTAAACGAATGACTGAGGTTTTAAAGCTCGCTCACGAAATGCGTGCGCAAGAAAGGCAAGAGGCAGAAGCCTCGTTGCAAAAAGATATGAAACGGGCAGAAGCCCTAAAACAAGGATAAGACATATGAAAGGTACAGCTTCATCAAACAAAATGATGCCGCGTATGGATACATATGGTGGCCAAAATGACCCAGGTTATAAGGCTCCATCTGGTTCCGCTGGTGCAAAAGCATTTGGCAACTACAGCTCAAAAAGTAACCCACTAAGTGTTCCTTCAAAAGGTTCATCTATTGGTCCAGGTTACGGTAATAGCGATCGCATGAAAGCTATGGCATCTAAAAATGAACAGGCGAAGAACGAATCTCTACGAGGTAAAGCGTGCTAAATTTGTCTGCCCAGGCTCAGATGGATCAACATAACTATGCTAGAGAGGGTCTCACTTCCCACTTTAACAAAGAGATGGAGAAAATCATTAATGCTAACAAGCATCGTGGTGTCTATTGGATTCTAGGTAAGGCAAAAAACGAAAAGCGTCGTGGTAAAGACGTTGTTCGCCCGTTTCTCCAGGCTTGTGAAGAAAAGCCAGGAATCATCAAAGAAAGTTTCGTTTATGAAGTGGACAATAAGCGAGGCGTGAAGACGTTACTTTGGATAATGCATCCAGGTGACTTATTAAGTTTTCCTACTTTAGGAAAGTCCATTCGTGTATCCGGCGATAATACGGGATCAACAATCCTCCTACCAAGGTAATGGTAGAAACTAGGGAGTTTTATGAATAAGCAAGAAGAGCAAGAAGCTAATCCAGATGCTGTCTCCGAGCAAGTGGAAGCGCCTCAAGAAGAAGTTGAAGTACAACAAGAAGAACAGAAGACTGTTCCATTGTCTGCAATGATGGCTGAGAAAAAGCGTCGTCAAGAGTCTGAAAGAATGCGTTACGAAGCGGAAGCCCGTAACAAAGTTTATGAAGACATGATGAACAGAAATTCTGAGCCTCAAGAAGAGGAAGACCCTGAAGCATTAATGACTAAAGGTTCTTACAACCAAGAAAAAGTGCTGTCAAGGCGTGAAATCTTGGAGCAGGTGTACCAAGACATGAATCCTGAGTCTGTTCAAAAGATAAACACGTATTTAAAACCAATCTTAGACAAGAAACCATGGTTAGCAGCTTCCGTAGATAGCGCTGTAAATCGTTTAGCCCGAGCCAACGAAATCGTTGAAGATTATATGCATTTGCTTGAAGACAAACCTAAAGCAAAAGCCTCTGTATCTGATGCTAAAAGAATCGTTCAGAACTCGCAAAAGCCTGGATCACCAACGCAAGTTGGAAAGTCCGCGCAGCCAACGGGAACTGAGTATTTAAAAAGCATCCAAGGGAAGAAAGAATTTAGAGAGTATCGACAGAAACTTCTTAGTGGCGAGGTATAATTTTTACCCCTCTTGTCAAAGGTAACATTTTTTGACTAGGAGATAAAAATGGTTGCAGGAACAACAACTACAGTACAAGTTGACCCAGAAGTTAATTTGTTCTTCGATAACATTCTTCTTGATCGTCATCAGCCGTACTACCCGTACGGATATTTTGCTCAAGAAAGAAGGATTCCTCAGAAAAATTCTAAGAATGCAATTTTTCGTCGTTTTGATAATTTATCAGACGCACTTACACCTTTGCTTGAGGGAATTAGCCCAAGTAGTGAGCAAGTTTCTAAGTTTGACATTACTGCTGCTGTTAGTCAGTACGGTAAAGTTGTTGAACTAAGCGATGACATTATAATTACTGTACAAGACCAGACAAGTAATGAAATCGCAGACATGCTAAGTCAAAACGCCGCAAGTACTTACGATAAAATTGTTCGTAACATGCTAGTTGCGACATCGGCGCAAATTGATTGCTTAAACGGCGTTAACGGCGCGGCTATTACAGAGGTAACTACCACTGATTTAGAGCTAGGTATTGATTACGTTACAGAAAACAACGGAAAAAAACTAAGTCCTAATCAAGAAGGCACAAATGCGTTCGGGACAGCTCCCGTTTGGGCGGCTTTCTGGATGATTATGTCTACAGATCTTAGAACAGATTTTAAGAATCTTTCTAATTTCTTACCGACTGCTGATTATCCAAGACAACAATCTGTTTTGGAAAGTGAGATCGGCTCATGCGACGAAGTTAGATTGGTAATGTCATCCGAAGCATATAAAGATGCATCAGTTGCACCGGCTGTTTATTCAAACATGCTTTTTGCTGCTAATGCATACGGACGTATCATGATTGACGATCAGTCAATGGAGATGATTATTAAGCCTCTGGGAGCTGGACAAGATCCCCTAAACCAAAGACAGTCAATGGGTTGGAAGGGAAGACTGGGTTCAGTAATTCTCGATGACTCATGGTGTGTAAATCTAAGAAGTACAAAAGGGTAAGGTGAAAATATGACAGCTCCATTAGGAAACGCAGCAAATATTTCTAACGGTCTAAGAGAACTTAGTCAGGTTACAAATACTTATGCAGGGTACTTCATCTCAGGAGGAAGTGCTTACGATCTACAAACACCGTGGCAAGCAGATAAGCTTGAGCTTTATAACTACACGGGGTTTGGAACTAATGCTAACCCATTACAACATGTTTGGTTTAGAGACTTCCCTGACGGGGACGCTCTCTCTATTACCAGAGGAACAACAACTCTAACATCTGCATTAAACACTACAAATGGTGTTACCGTAACTAATTCAGCAGGCGGTTTTGCTAATGAGCAATTAGTGATGTCAGGACTTACAACTGCTTCTCCAAGCGTTGTAACGACATCTTCTGCTCATGGTCTTGTAGATGATGACAGAGTTATGATTACTAAAGTAATCGGAACAGCGGCTCAAGAAGTTAACAACAAGAATTTTGTAGTCGATGTTTTATCTTCTACAACTTTTGCATTGTATGACGTTCAGAGTCTTCCTGTATCGGTTGTTGGAGCTTACAGCTCTAGTGGTCAAGTTACTAAGATCGGCCCAAGTCTGGGTATTGTAGACTCTCCTGTTCTACACTATCTCACTCTTGGTACAGATGTTGTTGGTGCTAATAGCGACGTAATTTATTTCGTTGCTTACAAGTTCAACAACTATGTAGATCTTGGCGACATTGGTTAATAATATAGGGGGGGGTATTCCTCCCCCTTCTTTACGTGAGGATTTATGAGTAAGAAAAAACAGTTAGAAAAAGAATCTGAATTTATTGAAGGCGCAATGTTACGTGGCGCTGAAGACCCAAGAGAAAAGCCGGAAGTATTTGACTTTGATACTTTCAAGATCGAAAAAATAGAAGACTTTGAAGTCTATAACTCTCATGTAAGAAAGCACAATAGATTTTGCGTTCACGAGCGCAATAAGATGAAAGTGAAAGTTCCTACAGAAGAGTTTCATAAAAAAGTAAAAGTTAAGTTCCAAAGATTTGACCAGCCTGAAAATGTATTGAAAGTTCGCTTAAGGAACAAAGAAATAGATTGGAAAGGTGAGTTAAAGGCTGGTGGAACTTATGAGTTACCTGTTCCTGTTATTAAGTTCTTGAACGCTTTAGCTGTACCTATCTTTTCAGAGGTGCAATCAGAGCATGGAAGTGCTATTCACACAGAGACAAAACAGACAGGTGAACGAACAAGATTTTCATGCAACGTATTAGATTTTGATTAATAAGAGGATATTATGACTGATCCAGTGCTATCAGAATCAGGTGAACGTGTCCTTAAGATTATGAGAAATCTTACTGGAAGGGTCGATAAAAACGACCCTTCCTATACTGATGCAATAATGTATGACTACCTAAATGCATTCCTTCAAGAACAGCACCCTCAAGAAGTAAGAATCTTCAGTAATCAAACGTGGTGGGATTTTACTATAGATGAAACCACTGCTGATCCAATGCCTGTAGATTTAGACGCTCTGGGATATAGCACTATCAACGCTCCTGCTTTTATCTCTAATACTGATGCTAAATTGAATCCTAATACATTCACGTTGAATTGGTTTTTAGATCCAAAAGACTTTTACAGACAATGGCCATGGAATAATGTTTTTACTCCACAGATGCCAACGTACGCCTTGTATTACAACAACGAGATCACCTTTAGAGGTCCACCAGATCAAGAGTATAATGTACGTATCAGCGCTTATAAGATCGACTATAGCTTTGCTGGTGGAACTAATAGTAATGATGGTTCCGTACTTTCCGATGTTCCTGGTGCATATCTAACGCGCTATTTAGCCTATGGAGCTTCACTAGATATATTAAGTGACAGCAGTGAGATGGATTTATATGACAAAATATTCCCTGTATATCGCAGATACCGTGGCCAGGTATTAGCTAGAACTTGGAATCAATTACAATCACAAAGAACTGGCCCTGACTTTTAGGAAACAATATGACATACGATCCATTAATTCCATTAAACACTGACTCTCCGTCGAACTTTCCGGCGCAATCTCAGGGTAACTTCTCTCGGTTACAAACTATTGTTGGAGCGGATCACCAATTCAATCTAACTGCCGCTGCTGATGATGGGTACCACAATGTGGTACATCTAACCCAACAGGCACCATCTGGAGCTTTGGCATCCACTGGTAGGTTGTTTGTTAAGACTGCTGGCACCTATGTACAATTGTTTTACATGGATGATAACGGTCGTGAATACCAAGTGACTCCTGGAATCATAGCGGCTGTAAACTTTAATGGTACTGGTGCTGCTGGAAACCAAACGATTAGAAGCTCTTTAAATGTAACTTCAGTCGTTAAGAATGCTACTGGTAAATATACGGTTAATTTCACTACTCCAGTAGCTAATATAAGTTATGTAGCATCTGTCACTGGAATGAAGAACTCAACTGGTGAAGTCGTATCATTTGTTAATGGTTCTGGCACTTATTCAGATAGTGTTGGAGCTAGTTCTATTAAAATTGCTTTCGAGAACAAAGACGGCTCCGATAAAGATGTAATTATGGGGAACGTACTAATTTATAGTGTATCATGAGTTATCAACCTTTTTTAATATCTAAATATGCGACTGGTTTTGACCGTGAGCTACAACCATGGCTATTGCCAAATGACGCTTATTCTGATCTGTTAGATGGTTTCGTATATAGAGGTGTTACAGAAAAGAGAGATGGTTACTCTGGATTTGCTAATGGTACAAAGTCTACCTATACCGAAAGTAGAATGATTCATGAAATTACAGGCCTAGCTCCTGCAACTGGGGTCATTGATGGCGCTAATGATACGTACACATTCACATTGACTACCCCAGTTGCAAGAGGTCGCGTTACTATAGCTGGATCTAACCCAGTTCAAACTTTAATAGATGATGGAGAGGGGGCGTTTAGTGGAGATGGAACAGGAACTATTGACTACACTTCTGGTGCTGTATCTATTACTTTTACTACACCACCTATAGTAGCCTCTACAGTGCTCTCTACGTACAGTTACCATCAGGGCTTGCCTGTCATGGGGGTAATGAACTTCTATCCAACAGACAACGTTAGAAAGCTTGTGGTGGCCGATACAGACTATGTTAACATCTACAACGCAGCTACAGATAGATTAGATGATATCAGTCCTTCATCCACTTATAATGGTGGGGCTACTGACTTCTGGTCATGGGTTAACTATGCAAGTCCCACTAGTGTTCCAAGGCTACTATTTTGTAATGGAGTTGTCGGAGATGTAATTCAACAGTGGGATGGTACTTCTGTAACTAATTATGCACCAACTTTCACTATAGCTGGAAATCCAGCAACTTTAAACGCTAGACAGATGTTTCACTCTAGAGACAGACTCATATTGTTTCAGACTATTGAGGCTGGTGTATTAAGGCCTAGACGTATCAGAATCTCTGGAACTGGAGCTAATGCTGACAACTTTGATATTACAGCTACAGGAGCTGGATTTATTGATATTCCAGACAACACTTGGTTTTTTGGAGCTTCGTTTAATAGAGATGATATTTTGTTCTTCACAGAAGCAGCTACCTGGATGTTAAAGTATACTGGTAATGACGTAAAACCATTCATCTTACAAAAGATAGATGGAAGCCGTGGTTCTTCTGCTGCATTCTCTGTCACCTCTTATCTAAACAGGACTATGGCAGCTAGTACCAGAGGTCTTATAATGTCTGATGGATACAGTGTAAGTAGAATGGATAACAATCTTCCAGACTTTACTTTTGACTCTATAGATGACGAGAACTTTATGAGATGCTTCTCTGGTTTCTTAGATGAAGATAGAGACGTTTACCTAATGTATCCTAGTAAAGGTGTTGTAAAACCGTCATTACTAACTAATGGTGAATCTGATAGAATTTTAACTGTTAACTTTGAAGAAGATAATTATGCTGTTTATAGACTTCCCTTATCATGCATGGGTAATTTTCAAGAGATACAACAGGTTCTATGGCAAGATCTAACCACAGCTAATGGCTTTTCTAACTGGGATCAACTGTCATCCATTCATTCTAGTTGGTCGGCTTTTCCATACTCTAAGGGAGCTCCAATTTCTATTGGTGGTGGTCATAAGGGTGAAATATGGTCCCTAAATACAGATCAGTCAGAAGATAACCCACAAAAGATTCGTGGAATAACTGTTATTGATGGTGATACTGTAGAAGTTGTTACCGATTGGAATGACTACGATATTGGTGATGAGATCTTCTTCTCTGGTGTAGTTGGAATGACTGAGATTAATAATAAGCAGGGAGCTGTAAAAAGCATAACTACTGCTGGGACAACCTTCCAAATAGAGATTCCTGCATTAGGATTCAGTGCTTATAGCTCTGGTGGAATAGCTTCTAAGACGATTGATTTTGAAGCAAAAACAAAGCAATTGAATCCATTTATAGATTCTAACAAGAAAATAAGAGTCGGATGGATTTACTTTTATGTAAGCGTTACAGAGACAATGTTAATTGATGATAATGGAAATGATATTCCAGCCTTTCTAAATGTAGATGTGATTACTAATGATAACTCTTACACAACTAGCCCACCAATAAGATATAAGGTGGACTGTACTAATCTTACTGGAGAAACTGGATCTAAACAGTGGGTTAAGATTTGGATAAACCAGACAGCAAGATTCTTACAATTTAAGATCTCTAATAGTCAGGCAGGTGCACGAATAAAAGTGCACGCTATGATGCCTGGTATGCAGGGTGTAGGGGAGATTACATAGATGAGTTCTAATTTACCGTTATACAAAAACTTCGGCTCTGTTTCTAAAGAGAATCCACAGTTGGCGAGACAATTAGATGAGATGTATACAGACATTGCTAATTCATTGAACAATCTGGTAAAAAAGAACATATTAGATGGTGCAAACCCAGCAGCTAATGACCAGAGAAATTCTTTTTTTTCTATTGGTGACATAGCAATAAGAACAGATACAGATTCCGCTTGGATTATGACTTCACGTACTACATCAGAGGCGGTCACATGGACAGCAATTTAAAACGAGGAAAGTTATATGGCTAAGTTAGACATTGGCGGTGGATTAACATCAGGTATTAAAGGAGCCGCAACCGGTGGAAGTATGGGCGGTGTCCCAGGAGCTGTCTTAGGTGGTCTTACTGGTGGTGTAACAGAACTCTTTGGTCTTGGGAAAAAAAAGAAGAAGAAAAAGTCTTCTTTTGACAAAAGACAACAGTCCCTAAATGATTCACAACATGATTCTATTTTTGGAGAAGGTCCATTAGCAGATCTATACAATTATGATCCAGAAGGTGCCAATAACGTCTTTGACCAAAACATTGCTAACCCAGCTTATAGAAACCTTAATGAGAAGGGTATTCCAGCTCTAACAGGCCAGTTCCGTAGTGAAGGTTTAATGAATAGCTCTTATGCAGGAGATGCCATCGGAAAGCTTGTTAGAGATGTTCAAGAGAGTCTAGATGGTCAAAGGTCTGAATATCTGTATGGAGAACAAGAGAATGCTAGAAGCGCGAAACGTAGCGCTGTAGAGAATCTACAAAATAGAGACACTCAATACATGGACCAGGGTTATGGTGGTGGCGGTTTCGATATCGAAGCACTTACAGATTCTATCAGTCCTGATATGATGAAAAAGTTTAAAAACTTTATGAGTGGTGGACGAGGTGGATCACCAATGCAATCATCATCTATTTCAAGAGGGCCGCAATAATGCCAAAAATGCAAGTAATTGATTCTACTCCTAGAAAGCAAGAACCTTCCGAGGTTAACAGATTCTTCTCTAAGCTTAGTCAATCTTATAAAGAGAATGATGACAGGGTTGAAATAGGTAACCTTCTTAAAGAGTACAAACAGAACCGTGAAGACGGTAATGCCTGGGAAAACCTTCAGCTAGGGTTAGAAGAAAGTAATGTATCTCCTTCTAAAAGAATCGAGACACAAAAGTCTCTTAATGAGATTAGAAAAGGTGTCATTGAAAAGGACAAGGCTTTAGCGGCACAATATAGAGCTCAAAATGGCAAGAAGACTCAAGCTAGCCAACCCATTGACCCAGAGCAACTTGAAATAATCAAGAGAGTTAGGAATTCTCCTGAATATAAAGAAGCTTCCCCATTAGGAAAGTATCAGATGATGACAGTCAATAATGTGTCTAAAGAAAACTCTGAAGCTGAATCTAAGATCGCCGCAGAAGAAGAAAAGAACAAACCTGGTAAAAAATTTGCTGAAGGAAGAGAAGCTGCTATTTCAAAGTATACTACTGATTCTCTTCAAAAAGGCGAAGATGCGGAAGAATTAAAATTTGTCATTGGAACCGCTAAAAAGGCTATTAAAGGTGAAGTTGCTGGTCCAGGCTTAGAAGCCGCAGCTAAAAACAATCCATATATACAACTATTGACTGGTTTAACTCCTGATGAAGCAGCTTTGCAAGCTGCCAACAAAAAACTATTGACTGGCTCTAAAGGTGTCTTTGGACCTAAGCCAACAGAACGTGAAATCTTCCTGTTATTGAACACTATGCTACCAGCTATGGGTAAATCAGAAGCGGCTAATATGGCTGGTATAGATTTTATCGAAAAAATGAATGACATGCAGATCATGCGTTCCGAGATTGTTTCTGAGATCACAGATGGGGGTGCTAAATATGTCCCAGATCTAGAGAGCCAAGTTAATCAAAGAATGAAGCCTATGGCTCAAGAGTTTTTACAAGAGCTAAGAGAAACTCAGGAACGGTTAGATCGATCTGAAGATCCTAATAGTCCAGAGTCCCAAGGTAAGATAAAGGTAACGTCTCCTGATGGATCTACTGGATACATGACTCAAGAACAAATCGACGCAGCAAAGGAAAAGAATGTCATCTTTACCCCCACAAAATAAAAACGATTACTCTGAGTTTGGTTTTGAAACAGAAGCTGAGGTAGACGAAAGACTCGATGTATCTGAAGAAGATTCTGATCAATATTCTGAGTTTGGTTTTGAGCCGGAAAAGCCTAAAAAAGAGAAGAAGAAAGCTGGTAATGCTGCTTCTGTAGGTTATGGAGTAATAGAGGGCGCTGCTGGATTACCAGCAATTATTCAAACAGGTACTAATGTCGCATCCAAAAAGCTTGATAAAGCTACTGGAATGGATGATTACGAAAACACCAACTCAGCACTTCAGCACTTTTATAGATCTGCTAAGGGTGCTGTAATGATGATGAACCCATTGACTATGCAACAAGGTCTAAAAGAAGGTTTAAAAGGAACAAGAAATTTACTTGGAGACACACCCGAAGAAGAATCATTTGAAGAAGAAAACCCCTTGCTTGCTGCTATGCAAGAATTTCCAGAGTCAGAGGATCAAACATCTAGACGTTTAAGAACCGGAGCTGCTGGAGCTACCGCGGGTGTAATGGGAGGAATTCCAGGTGTTGTTGCTGGTCTAATAGGATCTCAAGCGGGACAGACTGTAAGAGAGGTTTTCGGAAAAGACGGTAAATTTGAAGAGTTTGGTTGGGGAGAAGCTGGAGCTATTGCCGCCGACTTAGTTGTTGGTGCTGGTGCTGGTATTGCTGCTGAAGGAGCAAGAAACGCTTACGGTGTTGCATCAAAAGTTGCTAAAATCCCTTCGCCATTTACAGAGCCTAAATCTCTTGTTGGACGAGCTATTGTTAAAAAAGCAATTCAGTCAGAAAAAGACTCTCTTCAAAAAGTTGTAGATAGCTTTTCCACAGAACAGACTAGACTTTTTGAACAAGAGGCAACAGCACTTTCACCTAATAGATATACTGAATTAACCCAGTCAGGTGCGGCAAATCTTAAAAGAGAATCAGACTCTATGTTTAGAAATTCTCAACTTAATGTCATAAGCCCATTAGAGGTTACACCAGCACAAGGCGGTAGTGCTATACAAGAATCTGCTAATATAGCCTTCAGAGAAAACGTACAGACGGCAGAGAGAGCCGCTTATACAGCAGCCACGGAAGCTTCAGAAGGACTCACTGGACAGGCTCCAAAGACGATTGAACAGGCCCAAGCTTTACTAGATGATATCACAAGAAATACCCCGACTCCTGAACAAGCTCCTGTAGTTGCATATCTAGAAGATCTTATTGGAAGCCTTCAAAGAAATACTGAATCGCAGAACATACCTGCTTCAAAATTACTTGATGCCGGTGGAAATCCTTTAGTCGCTGGATACGATATCCCAGCCTCTACAACTCCTATGACAAGAACAGCTAATGATATGGTAGATCTTGTACAAAAGGGTAATCAAGCTGTAAATTATGACGGACAGCTACGCTATCAGTCACATCGTCTTTCCCCTATTTTGGACACATTAAGACAGGAGACTGGGGTAGTATTAGAACAAAACCCAACAGCATCACTTCTATATAAAAACGCTAATGACTTACACGGAACCAATGCTGAGATATGGGGCACTAAGTATATGAGAAATGTCCGCTTCTCTGAAACTCCTGAAAGCCTTATCGCTCCAACTAAAAAAGCTACTAACATGAGGAACTTAAAGCAGGCCGTACCTGATGAAGCTATTCAAGGTGTTACTGAAAGGTTAGTTGTTGAAGATATCACCAAATCTGGAGCTTCTAAGGCAAGTACAAAGGCTATGAGAGATCTCGCTCCTGAATTAAGTCCTCAAGCTAACGCATCTGGCCAACAACTTCTTGATGTTACCGATCCATTAACAAATATTGGTGGCCGCGCAGCGATAAGAAACCAGATTTTAACGGATGCAGCGCAATCTGTTTCAACAGGTAAGAGACCAGAAAAGATTTTAGATCTAATGCAAACACCTAAAGGTTATGGGCTTGTAGCTGAATCCATGAATGGTTCTCCAGAATCAAGAGAGCTATTCAAGTCTTTCCAGCGGTTATTTGTTGAAGATATTTTCTCCTCTGTCACTGATAAATCTGGGATGATAGATTTCAAAAAAGCTCAAACGATTATGAAAAACTCAGATGTTAAAAGTGTTGTTAGGCAGATCGGCGGCGACTCAATGGTTAATAGATTTTCTAAATTGGAGAATCTTTCAGGTAATTTACAAAAAAACATAAGCCTATATAGCAATCCTGAAACCATTGGTATTATTAGAAGAATATTAAATGATACCGTGTCTGCTGGAAAATTTGGTTTAATCGCTCATGCGTTACATATGCCAAAAGAAGCAGTAATAGCAATAGGCGCAGGTAGGCTTGTATTATCAGGAGCCAAAGAAGGAATGGGATTAGTTCTAGATAAAGTGTTGAAAAGCCCAAGGGCCGCTCGTTATTTAGAAGAATTTTCTAGGGCTAGTACTCCAGAACAAGTAGCTAAGTTTCTGCCTAGGCTTATATCAGAATTAGAGAAGCAAGAAGTAAACAGCAAAAAAGACAAGAAGCCAAAGTAAATTCAATAGCGCCCACTGAAAAAGTTTAGGTACTATACATAGACCTAATATTAGTGTTAGGCAAACACCCGTAGTCATACCATCCCCTTTATAAGTATATAGTATTTGTTATATATCTATATATATCAGAAAAATCACACAAGATCAACTTAAAAGAATTTCTATATACATTTCTTCGTTCTCGTGCTATTTTAAAGAAAAAACTTTACGAGAGGACTTTATGGCTTTAAATCTAAGAAATCCAAGTGGTTATGACGGTCAACCGGCCACACACACGAAACAGGGTATTGTTCGCCTAGCGACATCTGTTGAAGCGGCTGCTGGTGTTGTCGATAATGTAGCAGTCACGCCTGCACAAATTACTGCCGGCTTTTCTAACGGTACATTTGACAACCTTACTGTTAACGACAGGCTGTCTATTGATGGTGGTGCTGTAACAGACAGTATTGGAAGTGTTACTCTTACCGCTGGTGTTGGTACCGTTCTAAACACTAACATTGCTGCTACTGATAAGGTTTTGTTATCTAGACAAGATCCTGGTGCCTCTACTGAAGTCGGCGCTCTTTCTTACGCTATTACTGCTGGAGCCTCTTTTGTCGTTACAGCTTTAGACCCATCTGATGCTAGTACTGCAACTGGTGACATCTCTGATATCGATTACATTATTGTACGACAAGCTTAAGGAGTTATATGCCAGCCAAAAAAGTATATTTTGATACATTAAGATCACTTGCGTTTGGTGGTATCTCTGCTGCATATACAGCAGTTGGGTCAGCGCTAACTGTTAATCCAAGGATTATATGCATCACCAACCTTACTCAAGGGAACATGATATTCAGTACCGACAGCGACAATGTAGATGGTCAACTAATTGTTCCATCTGGAAACTTTAAGTTGTTTGACCTCACTGCTAATCTTGTGCCTGGAAAAGATGACAGCTTTGTCATCGCTAAAGATACTACGATATATGTAAAACAACTTACAGCTCCTACGAGCGGATCGGTATATATTGAATATGTCTATGCGGAATAAAAGATCTGAAGTTGATATTAGAGTAGCTCAAGAGCTTAAGAATAATAAAGACTTTATCTATGAGACTAATCAAAAGCTTCAGAATTTAAGCAATGCTATGATCGCTCTCTCTCTTCAGAATGAGAAGATTATTAGTAAATATGCTAGTGAGAAGAAGTCTTTAGAGATTATGGTTGGGAACTTCATTGAGAGAGCTGAAGAAATCATAAACCATAATGATTTAGAAACTTGTAACTTGATTGATAATCTTACATGTCGAGTTGAAAACATACAAAGATATGCTTCAACTTACCCATCAAGATATGTATCCAGAGAGACTTATGATGAGTTCGCTCAAGACATGGTTGACTGCCTATCAAAAATATCAGAAAAGATATCTAGATCTTCTCAAGGTAACACCTCTGAATTGATGAATATTCATCTTCTTTTAGAGTCTAGAATTGATGACCTAAAGCAGTCTATTGAAGATAAGCCATCAGAAGTTGAACCACTTAGAGAAGAAATTCATAGTGTTATAGATGTCATGAGAGTTGATATGAATGGACTCTCTAAAGAGATCTCATTTCTTAAGAAGTCAATGAACTATGCAGAGAAGAAGTTCGAGAATATATACACACTAATCAGTAGATTAAAGGGTGGTAAGTAGTGAGTCAAGCTGGAGAAACTGATGTTGTAGGGAATAACCCTGATATTCCAACTCAGTTTAATACAGACTCTGGAAATGCTATTCCAATAGCCAATATATTAGAGATTGTTGGCTCTGGTGCAGTTACTACTTCTGCTAGTGGCAATACAGTTACGATTACGGGTGTGGGTGGTGGAGCAGTAGATAGCGTAACGGGAACAGCCGATCGCATTACTATCACTGGTACTGCTGCTGATCCCATTGTTGATATCGCTGCTACATACGTTGGGCAAGCTAGTATTGTAACTGTTGGAACAGTTACCACAGGAACATGGAACGCTGATACCATTACAGTCCCATATGGAGGGACTGGTGTTGCAACGCTTGCTGATGGTGGAATAGTCCTTGGATCAGGTGCTGGAGCAGTCACAGTCACAGCGCAGCCTACGAATGGTC